TGAAGTTCTGCAAGGGTCATATCTTCAATTTTGCCAGACCTTGCGCGTTCCAACAGTTGAGTTTCTGCGTCTGTGATTTGACCTTGACCTTTCAATTCGGCGCGGCTTTGCAAAGTCAAGTCAGCCATACCTTGAATAGCGGTACGGGTAGCGGTCAACTTTTCTTTATCGCCAACACCGGCTAATTCAAGAACTTGAGCAAACTTAGTTCTTACGCCCGCGAGCGGACCTGCGATTACGTTGCCTGAGTTAAGGGCTTCGCGTACAGAATTCGCGGCGTTCATGATTTCCGTAGCACCTTCGGCTTTTACCAAAGACGCTTCGGCACGTTGCCCAATCGGCGCGGCTAAACTTTTCCCGGCTGGCGTGTTAGTCGCGCTGACAGTTATGTTTGTAGTCGGTTTGGTAGCCATTCGAAATTTATCAAACGCCGCCTGTTGATCAGGCGTCATATTCATGTACGCATTAAACATTCGTTGATCAGCCGGCATTCCTTCCGGCGCAGGAGGCGTCAGCATAGAAACGTCGCCCAACATCAGCAATCTGTTTGGCTCAATCGATTGCATTTTCCTTAAAGCATTTACTTGTTCGCGGGCTTGCTTTGCCGCGTCTTTATATTCTTTAGGGTCCCGCAACGCTTGAGTTTCATAGAACCTAGCAAATTTTTCTGCTCTGGCTAACTCGTTTTGTATCTGTTGCTTAAACTCATCAGGAATCAAAGCATTAGTAGGTGTCGCAGCAGCAGGGCTAACATTGCCACCGCGTTCAGCAGTCCCTACAGTAACCCCTGCCATTCCCGGAGGCGCATTTGGAAACGTGCGTGGGGCAGCACCTTCCGGCCCTGTCTCAAGCAAAGAAAGTTGCGGCGTGGTAACGCGCGAAGTTGTTGCGCCGGTAGTTGGGGCAACCGGTTGATCTTCGGGGTAAAGTTTTGCGTACTCAGCCAACCGATCAACACGGTCAAGATGCTCTTGAATTGTGCCAGCAGCCGCCCTGATTTTAGGATTTGGGTGAGCGTACATTTGTGGTATTGCGTCACGCAGACCAGGACCACCTTCCTGTTTGATTCTGTTCTGTATGTCTATCAAAAATGTTCTGGACTCGTTTTCATTTGCTAAATCTTGCTCACGAATTTGACGAGACATCCGAGCGTTTTTAATCTGTTCCATAACCGCCACATCCTGCAAAGGATCTGGCATATTGAACTTGGGCGCTTGGTAAGCGTTGACGATTGACGGGTCAAGAGGTCGTAGTGCCATGATTGTTACCTATTTTCAATTGGCGCTGGAGTCCTGCCGTAAAAATCAGCCAACGCATTTGTGCGCTGCCCGTACTGATACATTTGACCAGCTTGACCAAGTGCTTGATTTAAAGCGTTTGATTGACCAAGATAACCAGAGGCGCGGGCAGACCCAATGTCTTGCAGGTTTTGTCCAGTCTGCGCGCCGTACGCGCCATATGCGTTTGTCAACGTACCTGCTGCGGTTTGCCCTACGCCCGCCAACGATTGAAGTGGATTAAGTTGCGCTGCTCGTTCGGTCTGATAACGATTAAAAGCATTCTGGTACTCTTGCGAGGCAAGGTCTTGACCGTAACGCTGCGCTGCTTTTAAAGCACTGCCTGAAATTTGACCACCTCGAAGTGCTGCCATACGGTCTAATTGTTTTTGACCTTCAGACAAGCGGAAACCATAACCAGGATCTTGCGTAAACTGATCCATGCCAAACTTGGTATAGTCAGACATCGGTATCAGTTTGTTTAGCGCACCAATACCGGCTTGACGAAACGGTTCTTGCAATTCAACCTGACGCTCAAACATCCGCTCTTGAGCATCTTGCGCGGCCTGAGTTGCTTGGGCTTGTATATTGGCGGCATCTTTTGCCGCAGCCGCCCCGCTAATTCCAGAACCAATAGACGCGCCAGCCATTGCACCTTGAGGTCCGCCTATTAAAAACCCGCCAATACCGCCTAAAACTGGGGCAAGTTTTTCAATCCAATTAGCCATTATGTTACCTCCCGTCCAGACACCCGGATGTTGATCGCGCTGGCCGTACCTGCAATTGTACTGATAAAGTCGCCAACCCCTAGAACTTGCCCGACCAACTCTGGAAACGTGTAGACCTCAGACGCGGCGAGCGTTTTGGTCTTGGTGATCAAGTTGGTGTTTCCGGCAGATCCAGCCACTGTGACCAAGTTGACGGAAATTGTAGCAGCAGACGCGCTGATATTGGTCGCGGTGAACTTGTCAATGATCGTGGTGACGCCAGTCGCGGTGTACTGGGTCGTTTGCGTGTTTTCGGCAAACTTTGCCGGGACTAGGACTTTAACGGTAACCATCAGTTACTCCAACAAAAGACAATTATTAGAGGCAGCTTGCATGATGACCCAGTTGGTGCCGTCAGACACCATTGTCGCCCAATTTCCAGCAACTGCCAAAAGAATCGCGGTGCCAGCAGCCCCGCCAGCTTGTGGAACCACATTGCTCGACGCTGACACAAGCGTCTGAGCTTGATAATTTTGAAAGGTCAAATATCTACCAATCCATGAGGACGCAGTTGGTAAGGTTACAGTGCAAGTCGAACCTGATTTATTGTTAATATACCAATTGCTAGTCCCTACGGTAAAATCTGCCGTTACAGTTACCGGCGCGCTAAAAAGTGCCGCAATGCTTGAGTTAATTGCACCAACGTCCACAACCGGCTGGACCTGCAAACCATCAATCTGCTTTTGTAACTCCGCAATCTGCGGCAAAAGCGCAGCCAACTGATTTTCTAACGCAAACGCATCAAGCTGTTTAATTAGCTCTGCGCTAGAATCAACTGGCAGTGGTTGGGTATCTACGCTCTGCGTTAACGCTTGCAAGGCGGCGTCATAAGACGCAATCAATGTTACTGCGTTAGGCGCAACATTAGGGTTGGCATAAACTTCAACCGCTGCGTTGAACAAAGACAGAAAAAACATATACCAAGCGCGGTCAATCAATCCCGTACGGGAATCAACCAGCGGTACTCGCGGTGGAGTGATCGGCGTGGGCGTGGCGTTCGGGCTAGGCATTTGTGCCGCTCAACATCAACTCTGCGCCCATGATTACCGTCTTGACCGGATCGGTCCCAGAAACTTCGTAAACCCGATCACGCAACTTCAAGGTCATACCCAAGCGCCGCCAGAACACCCGATGGTAATAAGCGCCGATCTTGCCAACTGGTGACCAGTGTTCGTTTGACCAAGTGTGGCCCCCATCATCTGACCAACGCAGCATAACTTCGGGGTTGTAGCCTGGAGCAGCAGGGTATGAATTGGTAACAATTTCATACCCCGTAATGTCAGTATCTGATAGTTCGTATTGCCCAAGCGGTTCAAAACCATCCCCTGCTTCGGTGGTCAATGTAACGCCTGATTGGGTAGCTAAAAATGTTTGCACATATTCAGCCACAAGATTTAACCCAGATTCAGTGTCTATATTTTCACTGTCATATCCAGGGTATAAATTTAGCCCTACGCCAGACTCGCAATCAAGTTGTAGACTATGATGCACTGTACGGGTTAAGTTATTTTGACCAGTTGGCAGCGCCCGCCATGATCTTAGCCAACGCTGGATCTGATTGTTGTCAGAATAATCCTCAAGGTCAAAAGCGTAGATGTTTCCGTTTTCAAAGTCGCCAACGACAATTTTGTTGTTAAACGCCATCTGGCAGTTGCTGCGATGTCGAGTAAATAAGCCGTTTGACCATCCCGCACGCTCGTGCCAGGCTTGCGTAGCGGAGTCGTAAACCCAAGTTGCGTTGCCCGAAGGGAAAGTCAAAACATAAAAAGAATGACCGTCTTGCTGGTAAGTGTAGGCAATTGCGTCAGAGATGTCGCTGTATTGCTGAATCTGCCATTCAATTGCATGGGTAGAGATGCGCTGACCAGTGTATCCGTTGGCACGGTAGACCATGCCCTGACCACGGCGGTCACGCCCAAGCCAAAATAAACCGTTGTCCATTTTGGCGACCGAGTAAGGAGCGGCGCAACCCAGTTCATTAAACGCGCCTTGAATGCGTTCCAGCGGAAAGTCTGTAGCGCCTGTGTCGTACCAGACTTCAATCGAGTTAGTGCCAAACGCCCAAACTTCGCGGAAGTTTGACGCTACAGCAATCAAACCGTCCGGTGAGGCTGCTGTTTGTTGAAACTCCAGTGGGTCAATAGACGTGCCGTCTAAAAAAGACGTCACCCACAACTTCTGGCTATTGGGTTCGTTGAATACGAAGTATCCGTCCAGATAGCAAACGGTTACAGCGCCGGGGAAGAATCCGGTGATCGGGCCAAAAACATTCGTGGTGTTATTGTAGATGTAGCTAGGGCCGTTAGCCGCAATAAACAACTGCGTACCATTGTCAGCCATACTGACAGGCCCTGAGCCTACTATCGTGCCAAGCAAAGTAGGCGCATACGCGGTGGTGATCTTGTACAATTCTGTGCCAGACACCACAAAAGCCGTGCTGTCGCTGGACGAGAACGCCCATAAACCCCTGATTGGTCCGGTGCCGATTGTTGCCAAGAACTTAAGTCCTGGCGCTCTGTTTAAGAATGCAGGTTCCTTACCTGCTTCCGGCACGATCTCCGGGAACAAGTTGACCATACGGGCGTCCGCAGCATTAACGCTGCGGGCCACATAGGTCGAGCCAAGAATGGGCGTTTTCATTAAGCAGCAACTGCTTTAATAACTGCAAAGTTAAACACGGGCTGCTCGGTTGTCGTGCCGCCAGTGGTGCGGAATGTGATGTTAAAACTACCCGCCGCCACCGCAGTGACCATCAAGTCGTACAGGTCAGTACCTGATTTTTGATTCAAGATGATTACGTCAGTTGCCGCCACGGTGCTATTGGTCACGGTAAAAGTTGCTGCTGTTGCCGAGCCCGCCGCGCTGAATAGAGTGATTGCACCAGTGGTTTTGTTTAGCGTCACGCCTGTGGTTCGGCTTGTAGCTTGGGTGACTGTGCCGCCTGCGCCTGTGGCATAGCCCACACCAGCCGTACCGGTGGACACAATAGCGCCGGTGACGGTCAGGCTAGTGCCGGTGGCCGCGCCAATTACCGGCGTGGTCAACACCATGCCTGTACTTGTACAAGCGCTAATATTTCCGCTTGCAACAGTACCAAGCGCAGGTGCAACCAATGTTGAATTGGTAAACAACAGCGCGTTGGTTACTTGTTTGGTTGTGCCGCTTTGGACAATCGGCAAAACATCAGTTGTAGCCGCAGCCGTGGCTGCGGGGAGTGCTGTGATTGCAATAGTAGCCATTTTAATAGTTTCCTGCGTAGACGTTGAACCGCTGTCGCGTTGCAACAATTGCGTAAGGCATTGACATTACATCGTCAGGGTTGTTGATGCGTTTGAGATTGCGTTTGGATGTCATAGCGATTCGCATTACTTGCGGCGAAGGTTCCATGTTGAACTCAGGCGCAAGTTCCATAGCCAAGTTGTAGCGAAAAGCACGCAAATATCCCGGAGGAAACGAAATTGTAGTGGTTAGCGATGCGGGCTTTATCAACTCCTCTACGCTAATAAAGTGCCACTCTACTACCCGAGTGGGTACGGGATACACGTACATCTCTATATCAGGATAGGTCATATTCACCCAAATAATTTGGGGATATGTAGAGGTAACGGTTTTGACCGCAATCCCGTCGTACTGTTGCTGGTTGATAATTCTGACACCGAAACTTACGTTAGTTAAGGGGTCACGAAAGTAAGTCGCATCATCAACCAACACAGGACGGTTGCCTACAAAGTTACCTGTAGGCCCTAACGTGCGCTTAATTGTGCTGGCAGGCCAGCTAAACACTTGATCTTGAGTTGCAAACACTGACAATCGCTCAGTGTTCCAACTGTCAATCATCTGGTTTAGCGCCACCAGATTGTCTTGATAGACAGATTCAGGCAGAGCATTACCAGAAGATACAAGTCCTAATAGACGATGAGCATCGCCTATTAAATCCCGTGCCGTGCTCACTGAATGCCACCGTTAGGTGCAGGCATAATTCCATTCATTGTTGTCACGTCCGAGTAAGTGTTGGACGCGGGAATATTACCGATACGCGAGTTGGGTAGCTTCTGGATGTTAGTACGCATCAGATCGGCAAGCGAGGTTTTCAAGTAAGCAACAGTTTCAGGCGCAGCCTTCGAACCGTACTCAGGAGCCAATTCAACGGCCAGCGAGAGCTCCAACAGGCGTTGGTATCCTGGCGGCAGATATTGTGTATCAGTGAGAGAAGAATACTCAACTAGCATCTTCTCAGCTCTCAGATGAAACGACACCGTACCGTTAGGAACGGGGTAAACAATGATCTGACCAAACGGTGCGCTAGGACGGTACAAAATCTTTTCTGGAGTTGCTGCCGTAGTAGATTTTGTCTGAATGTTGTTCCAGTATTGCTCAGTAATCAATCCCAATGGTGTGTCTGACGAACTGATGCGGGTGAAAGCACCCACGATTCGGATTGGCCGAGTCGTGTAAAAGTCTGCCGTTGTAAACACCGGAGTGCCCGTAGCAGGTGATGCTGGATTGTTGGTGATTGCGTATGTGAATCTTGTGGCTGAAGTGACCGTAATTGCAGCGGTGACGTTGTATTCGCTTTGCGTTGCCCCAGTTACCGTGATGCGGTTATTAGTCACAAGACCGTGCGGTTCTTCCGTAATAGCGGCGGCGACGTTACCAGTTTGCGTCAAAGTAGCAATTGCCACTGAAGAGTTGCCAATCGCGTAAGACGATTGATTGTTTAGCAACGAAAAAACTTCGTCGGCGGTGTAGTAGTAGTACTGCGGATTTGAAGCAAACGAATCAATCAGCGAATTCATCGTATACAACGAGTCTTGCGCTTCGGCTGCAGTGGGAGCTTCGCCAGATGCAAGCAAACCCAACAATCGAAGAGACTTATAGATGATTTGTTGCGCTGTGATAGCCATAATCTAGATTCCCGCAAATAACCGGATGTTTTAAATATAAGAAGGGGCCGAAGCCCCGCCTGTTAAGTCAAGCAGTGAAGTACCGAAAAATTGATAACGACAGCTTCAGAATATGAAGTTGCGCTCAAATTACGCAATGCAATTACCGCAGATCCAGCAGTCATA